AGTTAATTGAGAATCTGTTAAAGCTGTCTTGTAGACTTGTAGTTGTTTTACTTTACCGTAGAAACCTTCAGTTCCACCACCATCATTAAAATCTAAACTATTTAAAGTTGCTGAAGTAAATGTACTACCACTCGCATCAGTTCCAACCTCAACTCCATTCACCCATAATGCAAAGTCATTCACCTTCCATTTTAAAGCTATTTTAATATATGCAGCAGTTTGAGATATTGTAAAAGGCATAACACTTTGAGCTGCACCCCCAACTACAATAGCAGTATTTATTTGTCCACTTGCTGCTCTGAATTGAATTGCTACTCTATTTGAACTAGCTCCACTATTTAGTGATATTGACCTTGGAGTTCCATCATCTGTTAAAGCCAACATCTGAACAAACAAAACACCCTCTGTACTATTAATTAAACTTGATATACCATCTCTTGTGAATTGGTCTTGGTTTCTTGTTACTGTTGAACCTGATGTTGGGATATATGATGTTGCGTAAGAGCCTTGTTCAAGTTGTCCTCCCCAAACATAATAACCATTAGAAGTATTACCTGCATACTCAGGTTCGGCATTTGAATTATAGGTAGGTATTGCAGCATCTGAACCTCCACAAATTAAATACACACTGCCTGATGTGTGTGTTTGTGTTATTGATAACCTTACCCATCCATTAATATGTTGCTCTACTTTATAACTCGCATTAGTTGGAGAGCCCAATGAATCAGTATCTGTAACTACCTGTCCATCAAAATCATAAATTATTCCATACCTTGTACCTGCATTATCAACACCACTTTGAAAGAACACATATCTATTATTTTGCTTCTTCAAGAATATAGATACTGTATAATCACCACCACTAACACTTGCATTATCCCAAAAAATATGTCTACTGTTATTAGTTGTTTCTAATAGTAAGTCTGCGTTTTGAGTTCCATCTAATGAATTTATATTGTCTGACGTAACAGTTATTGCATCTTTATTCCAAGCAGCACTACTTAAATCACTTGACTCTGTAACCAAATTAGTCCTCTGAGGCTCTGCTAATATATGAGGACAACCTCCTCCTGAGTAGTCTATACGAGGTACGTTATCTCTTGTAACTTCTTTTACTGATACGTTGTCTATTGAGAATGAAAATGTTCCGCCACTATAGCTTCTTGAAAGCTCAACATAACCATTTGTTGTTCCACTTAATATAACTACAGAATATATACCATTTGAATTATATGAACCGACTGATGAAACCCCTTCAAGTAATACTTGAACTGCACCTGATACATAGTTTTTAACTTCAAACTCTAATAAATAATTTTTACCACTTGTTTGAGAAATATTCTGTCTTATATAACTATATGTATTACTTCCTGCATCTATAAAGTTAGCTTCTCCACTACTAATAGTTGCTAAACCTCCTTTAGTCCAATCTGAATCAGTAGCAAAATCTCCATTAGTAACCTCCTCACTTCCTACAATCTCTGCGTAATTAACTAATCCATTCTCATCTACTCTTGTAGCTGCTGTTGCTCTTGTAACATCTAAGTCTGCTGCTGTGTATTCTTTTACTGATACGTTGTCTACACTTGAATCAAAAGCCGTTCCTCCTGTCCTTCTCCCTATAACAAAAGACGAATTACTTGTCGCAATAAAATCAAACTCATAAAGACCTGTAGTAGTTATTGCCCCTATATTTTCGTTATTAGCTCCATCTTGTATCTTCAACCCTAATCCACTTGTTATAACTGCATCTACAGTAACTTTATATCTTATTCCTTCTGTGAAAACATTAGTTTGTGTAATTGCTACATAAGATGTTCCATCACCATCAATATTTGCTTGACCTCCACTAATTGTAGCTCCCCCTGTTTTAGTCCAATCACTATCAGTAGCAAAATCTCCATTAGTTACTTCTTCAGAACCCTCAGTAGGTACAGGAACAACTGCATAGAGTTCTCCTGCCTTATATCCATTAGGAGTTACTGCAATACTTACATCATCTAATAAACTCATGCTATATTATTTAATATTTTTAATTGTGCTTCTAAACAAGCCTTAGCTTCAAATACTCCACCATCAGCAATAACCCTAGCTTTAAAAACATTTACTTGCTTTTGTACAGGTGTTACTCCTCCCTTGTTACTTGAAGGCAATGACATTCCAAGTGCTAACTTCATTATATTACTTGGTCGTAGTACCCTATAGCTAATCCACTTTCTAAGGTTATAGCAGATACAGAAAGAAACAAAGTAGTTCCAGCTTGTATTGTTGTAGCAAGGTTTGAAACACTACTACCAGTTCCAGTCTGTACGTTTGCAGCAGCTATTTCTGTTATTACACTTTCTGTAACAAAGAAGACTGCATAGTAGTCCTTTCCAGTCATTGCTGTAGTTGTGAACACATCACATCTGTTTTTTCCTAGTTGCTCAGTTAAGAGTTGTTGTACGTTTTCTATTGCCATTTTTTTTTATTTATTGTCCGTAATATATTGTATTAGATCCCTCTGTTGTTTCGTGTTCGTTGTATTGTACTTGTGCCGTTCCTGATAAGTCTGTTAAGTTTAACTTTCCTTTTGTTACTAAGCCTTGAACTACTCCATTATTATCGGAAACAGGAAGAACAACTTTTTCTGTAGATGGTGCTTGCTCGACATCAAGATTTACTGTTCCAATCCAACTTACTTCATAAACCTCATACTTCCAAGATCCTGAAGGTAAAAGATATACTTCGCCTAAGAATAAATCAGTATCAACAGCTTCATAAGTAAAGGTCATTTTAGTAAACCTATCAGCTATTACTTCAGCTGGATAAGAGTAAGAAATAGAACCATCCATATCATTAATGAACTTTACTAAGTGCCTAATCTTTGCAGAAGTTACAGAATTATCTATCCTATTATCTTCAGTTGATAGGTAAGCTATTATATTTGTTTCTGTAGTTGCTTGAATCATTGTAAGTAGTTCTTAAAGTAGTTCTACTATATAATAGAAATTTATTGTTTTTATTTGGTCTTGTAGTGTTTTAAAGCGTTTTAAATAAGAAAAGGCTAACAATTAAGCTAGCCTTCTCAGAAATATAATAAAGATGAAAGTTTTTAAGATGTTACGATTGTACCCATTGTAAATGCTGAATTGTCAAAAGGTTCTGTAGTGTAGTCTGCAACCATTGGAAAAGGTAAAGCTTCTAAGCCATCAAAAGTAAGTGTGTAACCTCCTCTATCTCCCCAAGCTGCTCCTGAATCCATTGTTCCTGCATTAAGTTCCATACCGTTTACTGTACCTAAAGCTACTATTACATCGTGTCCGTTTGCTAAAGTAGAGTTTAATTGAGCAAAGCAAATCAATTTAGTTTGACCTAAAAGCTTAATTTGGTTTTGGTCTTCTTTTGTTAATTTGTTAAGTACAAGACTTAAAGTAGGAGTATAGAAAATTGTTCCGTTTTCTCTACTTCCTGTTACTGAATCTGAAAGACTAGCCGTTCCTAAAGGTGTAGCGTATCTATATAGTACGTCTGTACCCATTTCAATGTCGGTTACTTCTCCTGCTGTTTGTGGAATAGATGTTACTTCGTCATATACTGCGAAATAAACGTATTTAATCCCTCCGCTACTTCTGGAGCAATCAAGACCTCTTCCCTTTGTAAGTGCTATACAAGCCATTGTGTGTTTTTTTTTAGGTTAAGGTAGGAGAGGTTTTACCCCCTCCTTCCGTTTATTTATTAATTATGCTACTAATACTACGTCTGCTCCGATACCTACTTGAGTTCCTCCTGTGAATCTTGCAATTAAGCGAGTATTCAAACTTCCTACGTGAGATTGGTCAAGTAATTGAATGTTTGTAGAATCTGAAATCAAATCAGTACCAAAGAATAAATTTGACTTTTCAGCACAAACTAACTTATCGTCTTCACAACCATTGCAAACCGCCAATTTTATTCCCTCAAAAACTGCGTCATAATCTCCATTCATAGAGTAAGCGTTTACATATCCTAAAGTAGAAATAGCTGAGATGTATAATCTGTAAGACTTAGGACTCATATAGATGTAAAGGTCTTCTTTCGTGTAAACATTAGAAGGAATAGCTGCTGTTGCGTTTTGTAAGTTTTCAATAATGTTAGTTGCCGAGAAAGCTGTTGCTGCACCTCCTACGTTAGCTACATCAATTACTGTTGCATCTACTACAAGTCTTCCAACTGCTGCTGTAGTCAATCCTGTAAAAGAACCTCCTGTTGCGTCATTTCCTGACCATATAGCATTTTCAACTCCTTGAGAGATTCTTCCTGCTAAGTGTGAAATTAAATAGTCATCAAAAGATGCTGGTGCTGGTGCGCCTGCTCCTGCTCTCATTTCTAAACTTTCCCAAGAATCCAATAAATTTTTTGAACAAATTTCAAGGTTTACTTGTAGGTCTTTTGGAGTGATGATTGCTTCAGTAAGAACTAAAGTTCCTGCTGTTGTGAAATCACACGTACTGTCCGCCATCTCTGAACCTGATTCCATTTTTTGAATTACTGCTTTATACTTCACGTTTTCCATTGAAGTCATAAAGTTTAAAGAGTTTGCTTCTTTTAAAGCTGCTGAGATATAGAATCCTGCGCTCCTCCCTGCGAATGTACTTGTTACTGTTGGTAGTGCCATAATTTATTTATGTTTTAGTTTATTTATTATTTGTATTATGAAAGAATCTTTCTTCTCTTGTCATCTTAGAAAGTTCTTTTCTAGTTAAAGGCTTAACCTCTTCACTAAATTTATTTGTGTTTAAAGGAGCTGCTGCTGGTTGTGCTTTAAGCTCTGTCTTTAGTTTATCGTTTTCTGCTTGTAGGCTTTCTAAAGTTACTTCTGAGAACTCTTCTACTACAGTTGTCTTAATAGACTTAGGAGTAGTACCTCTTTCTTCTACTTCTTCTACTTCCATTTCTTCAGCTTCTACTTCTTCTTCTTTTACTTCTCCTTTTAAGTCTGCTATTGCGTCTTCAAGGTTTTGTACTCTTTCTGCTAATCTTTCAAAAGCGTCTTCTTCAACTTCTAATTCTTCTTTAGCTTCAACTTCTTCTTCTACTGGAGCTTCTTCTGATTCGCTTTCAAGGATTTCAAATACTACACCTTCAACTTCTACTGAAAAAGACTCGCCTGATTCTAAAGAGTAAGTTCCGATTGGTAAAAGCATTACAGATCCGTCTTCAGTTAAAACTGAGATGTCTGCTCCAGAAATTAACTCATCTTGGGTTGATGTAATAATCGTGCCATCTTCCAACTTAGACTGAAAAGACATCATCACTTCTTCTTTGTCTAATCCAAGTGCTACTAATATTTGTTTTTTTAAATCCATAATGTTTTAATAGTTTTGTTTTGGTGTGTACTATATAATAGAATAGTTAGTTTGTTGTTTGATTTTTAAAAAAAATTATAATAATTTCTTAGCTATTTTGTTTTGTTGTA